CATGCCACGGATTTTCGTAGTAGCCGTCATCGCAGTCTCCACCGAGGTCGGCATCGCAAGTGGGGCATCTGTTAGGCTCCCACGCACCCGTGATAGGAGCTTTTGGGATGCACTTTCCCACTTCGCGGATGGCAAAGTCGAGCGCCTCATTGATTTCCTCGTAGCTAAATCCATCTCCGGGAATGGTCGTTCTCCGCTCCAAAATGCGGATTACCTTCTCAGGTTCCATGTTCAGCCCTCCGATTCACCGCTTCGAGGACAATCTTCGCAGCCTCAGTCAACGCAGTGACCTGGAAGTCGAGCCAATCACGGCCACCCGCAGAGGGCGGGACCTGCCCGGCCATCTTTTTCTTGAACACGGCCTTTGTGCAGAGCCGCCGGCAAATGTCCTCGTTGCTCACCAGGGCCATGCCGCCCCGGCTGTACCGCTCCCAGTTCGGAGCGCCCCGCAGCAGGTCTGCCTCGGTGATCTTGCCGATGCGAACGTGGATGTCCTCCAGGCTCAGGCCCCTGTTGCCGAGGTAGGCTTTGAGCAGCTCATCTGCGTAGTTGATGTCGCCTTTCTCCCACGCGGAACGAGCGGGAATGGCGTGGATCGCCTCATAGATTTCGCCAATACTTCTTTGCATGAATCACACCTCCATCAAATTCGTGCTTCAGTCAGGCAGGCGGCGAAGTAGCCCCGGGCAAAGTCCTCCAGACAGTCCTCGTGGATGCGCTGACCGTCGATGTCGTAAACGGTATCGCCCTCGTAAATCTCTCCGCCGCAGTGGTCGCAGTAACCGAAGATTTTGTCCTCGGGCGGCTCCAACGGACGCTCAGGCTCATACATCTTAGGCACCTCCATTCGTGTCGCACATACGGGTGAGCGCGGTAGCCAGTTCGTTCCACGCACACCGTTGGTTGGGGCCGCCCGTCCAGTCTTTTTCATGCTTCATGCTGCGGTACAAAACTCGGTTGTACCAGTGATCCTGCCCAAAGCGGACATCGCTGATGGACACATAGACAAAGGCCCCAGTAGCTTCATGTCGTAACACTGCTGTAAAGCAGTAGTGGTTTGGGCCGAAACTGTGCAGGCTAAAACCTGCGGACTGGGCAATCTTTTTGAGGTCCCTTTTTGCAGCCCGCTGAAAGTCGAGGTAATCCTTTCCCGCGTAACCGCCTGTGGAAAACTCATGCCCCAGCCAGTCCTCAACAACTGGCGTTTTTCGTGCCATAACGGGTGCCTCCTTTCGAGAAGATGGGCCAGTCAGCCTCGTTGCTGAAATCGTAGCAACCCCGGGCAGTCTGCTCATCAATCTCGCAGACCTCTGCGACGGGCAGTTTCAGCGCCGCAGAATCCGAGGCCATGAACCATTGGGCTTCTTCAGTGGTGGGCTGGTCTGTGCCACGAATGCACACCCACACCGCGTTGATCTCATTTCCATCGGAAAATTTGACCTCGTAGTATTTGAGCTCTGGTATCTTGGGTGTAAGGCCCTCAAACACCTGGCAGTAGATCATCTCCGCCAGATGGTTCGTATTCGCCTCAGCCTCCGTCATGCGCCCCTGCTCAATCAAGACGCGCTCGAAGATGGTCGGGCCGCTCGCAGCTTGGATGTACGCATCGAGGATCATGTCCTCCGTCATCTTTCTGCCGGTCAGCTCACTTATCCGGGCCATGTCCTGGGCCAGTGCTCGCAGCGCCCCGGACAAGAGGTTTACGTAGTCCGCCAAGTCTCGGCCCCTGGTAAAGAACATCATCCTACGTCACCGTCTTTCTCCTTGCGCAAAACTTCAAGGGCCTCCTCTCGGTCTGCGTAGCAATCCTCCATCGGGAACACCGCCAAGTCCGTGTCGTAGTTCTCAGCGGTTTCCATGACATGGTATTCCATGATGCCGTCGAGGTCGTCCATGTTGTTGATGTACGGGGTCACGATTGCCCGACCGCCAGCTTCGGCGAGGAACATATAGCCAGTGACATCACAGGCCAGCCCCTCCTCATCTCGCTCCAGCACATACACCTCGTCGCCTGCCCGAAGGGAATGATCCCGGAGGCGGCGGGCGTAGTTCAGCATATCGGAGAGCTGGTCCAGGCAGTTGTCGCAGAGCATGATTCCGGTGTGTCCAATGCTCAACTTATAGAGGCGGTTCACCTTTTCACCGATAGCATCGTCCCGGGCAGATTCGTAGTTGCGGGCGTAGCAGATGTTGCAGCTCGCCGTGTCTTTCTGAGCATCCAACTCAGTCAGGGTCATTTGTTCTTCTTTCATGGCTCTCAATCCTCCCAATAGGTTCTTGCGAGATCAGGCCGCTCTCGCTCCGTGTAGTAGTCAAACAGAAACTCTTTCTGCGCTTTGGTCAAGGGTTTGGTATCACTGAAGGTAGGTCGCGCGAGGCCCTGCGCCGGATTGTGCAAGAGCACCCAGCCCCGGCGGTACACAAGAAAATCGCCGAACGAGTGCAGTCCACCGCACCCATGTAGCGTCCATTCTTCAAACCAGTCTTTGAGCTTGACTTGCTCGCAGGCCCATTCCTCGTGCTGTCCCCACTCAACGGGGTGGAACACGCCAGACGGCTCCAGCCATCCATAATCTTCATCGGAATCAGATCGGTGCATACGTTCAAGAAACTCGCCAACCAAACCTGTTGGTGCCGAAGACAGAACCGAATCAGAAATGCCGCTGAAAATTTTACCTTCCTCGCACCACTCGTCCCGCCAAGCACGATTGGCTTTACGCATCCCTGCCTCATCAAGCTGCTCACCGCAGCAAGCCAGCTTTTTATTGAGCTGTTCAATCTCCTTTTTCTGAGAGCTGATGGTTTCCTTCATGCCGGTAAGCATGGCCCGCAAGTCGTACTTGGGGTTTTTAACCTCCAGTTCCACGGGGCCGTAGTCATCGCCGGGGTAGGTTCCGTGAATCTCGACCTCGCCGTTCAGCACCCGAAGGGCCAGCATGAGCCGATCTCCTTCAGAAAGTTGGTCAGTTTTAAGGCAGCTCATCAGGAGGTCTACCGCGTAGCAAATGTCGTGGTCGAGGTAGCACTTCTCCAGCGCAAGGTCGTTGATAAAGCCGCCTCGAACAGACATGGTTATCGTTCTGACGTTTTCTCCCACGGTGATTCCTCCTCTCAGAAATATTTGTGCCCGTAGAGGTAGGCCCTCTCTCGGGCGGTCTGTGCGGCGGTCGCCCGCTTATCGAGGCACAGCAGGCAGATGTTCTTGTCTTTCTGCGGCTTCTTCCGCCAGGATTTCACCGGCTCGGCGTTCCGCAGGCCGCACCGCTTGCAGGTAAAATACCGAACACCGTCTTTGGTTTCAGGTTTCATAGCTACACCTCACAGCCAGCCAAACCGTTCGGCAATGGCCCGCCCGATTGCCAGGGCGATGTCGCCGTCAGTAAAACCGTCCTCGCCGCCGGGCTCGCAAGCACACAACCAAACGTCAGTGATTACCTCATCGCGGATAACGTCCCAGATACGGGAGGCATAGTCATCAGTACAGGTTTTTAACAGCCGGATAGCAGCCTCCTCGATCTCGTGGTGGAGCAGATAGGATTCGTTAGGAACACACCACACTTTGAAGTAGGGAACTCGCGTGAACACGTCGCCGAAGTTCATCTGGCTGAGAACATGGTCTACATCGCTGAGCTGGTCGTTGCCAGTGATACCGATGATAATGTCCAGAACGTCCTTCGTATCATGGATTTGCTCCACGTCGTATTGGGTGTGGAGCAGGTCTTTTACCAGAAACATTACTTGTCAGCCTCCTCAGACACTTGCTTCCGCAGCTCGCGGGCGTACTCGTTGTAGGCGTGGATGCTGTCCCGGCTGGACCAGTCCACGCGCTCGTGGGCCTCCTTCAGCAGCGCGTAGTATTCGTCGCTCGTCATGGATTTGTCCTCCTTTTTGCTCTAAAATGCAAAAAGCCCGCCTTTCGGCGGGCTTTTCGTATATAGGCAAATTCAGCTAACTATCAAAATCATTTGCAAGCCATGTCCGATACATTCGGAACATTTTCCACGCTTCCAAAAGCGCGCCGCGGGAAGCTGTGAAAGACGAATTGAAGCACTTCACCAGCAGTTCATAGGGGATTTCAAGGGCCGCGCCGATCTGCCGACAAATAGCAACAACGAACCCTTCAAAAGCCGTGTTCGGCCTGCCGGGGTTCATGTCGTGGGCTTTTTCGCCCTCGTTCAAATCCACGATTGCGCCGGGCGCAAGTTCAATCGTTCCGTCGTCCGCCGCGTCTACCTGTTCTTCTTCCGGTATGATCTCACCAAAACCCGCGTCACTGGACGCGGATTCTTTTTCGATGAACACGGTAAACATTCCCGAAACGACGGCGGCGACAAGTTCAGCGTCGGTATATCGCCCCAACTGTTTCAGGGCTTCAATAACCGGCGCAAGGAACGGCACGCCGCGCCGCTGTCCGATTCGTTCCCGATTCATGATGTGAAGCACATTTCGCCGCCCGCTTTTTTCTCCCCAAGCTTCAACCCGCGTCCAGCCGGTTTCGGTCAGGTCATAGGACAAGGGGTGGTGTTTGCTGATATGGTATGCGACAACCTCCCCCGCGTCGTTCGTTTCAACGCCGCCGACAATGTGCGGGTTGCTGGTGTCCCCGTCCGGGTTGCTCAACCTGTCCGCTTCGATCAGGCAAATTCGGAGGTCATAGGGCATATTTGCCCGCCGTGTGACCGGCAACGTTGCGATAACGTCGCCGGACATAAGCCAATTCAAAAAAGCAAGCTGTTGCAGTTCGTAAAAATTGTCCAGCCGCTCCAAATCGCACGCGGGAGAATCGGCCCACAAAGCAAATTCCCGCTCGATCTTGCTTTCAAGGGCGCGGGCTTCCTCTTCCGTCATTCCCAAAAATTCATAGTCTATTTGACTTTTCAGCCGTAGGCCGGACCCGACGACATTTGTTCGGCACGTTTTCAACGCACCGGTCGCAAGGGGAACGCCCATGTAAAGATCACGGCAACGCTGGCGCAACGTCGAAAGGTTTTCTTGAATATCCTCTTTCGCGGACCCGCCGCCATACAGCCAGCCCATAAGGGATTTTTTTGTATGCGACGCGCCGTAATTTCCGTAACCGCTGTCAAGGATTTTCAGCTTTTGCCGCGCCGCCGCCCGTCGAACGGCCCGTTCCGGCGACACGGCGGAAATCATTCTGTCAAGCACATTCAATCCGCTTCACCGCCTTTACAGGTCCCGCGGGACCGCCCGCAATACGCGGTTTCTACCGCCGCGCTTTTCGGCGTTTTCCAATTTCGCCACCTGATTCTGCCAAAATTCAATTTGCTTCCTGATCTCCGCAAGGTCCGCCCGTGTCAGGCTCCGCGAACCGATTTTGTAACTTTGATGTGTCGTTACCTCTAATTCAGCTTCCAGCCATGCGTTCAGGTGATACCGCGCAATTTCGATTTTTGTTTTCGGCTTTTTCGTTGCCATTTAGGAAATCCCCCCATTCGTTCTTGACCGCCTGCCGCGTTTTCGGGTCGTGGCGGCTGGCGTGTCCCGTTCCGGCTTCTTCAAAATCGGGTTTGCAATCTCCAAAGCGACGGTTGCATAATTCCGAATGTCTAACGGCTCATTGCGTTTATACCCGCCGTCTTTCAGCGTCCAGACATATTGCGCCCGCCCCTTTTTGTAGGTGACAACCATTTTTTCAGCGGTCAGCCCCCGGAAATATTCTTCCGTATAGCCGCGGCCCTCTTCCGCCGGAAAATGGCAAAAATTCGGCCCCCATTTTTTCACCGCTAACCGCTGATACAATAGCGCCTTTCCTGTATCAACGCCCACGGTGAAAAGGGGGGCTTTTACGATATTTGACGTTGACGGCCTGCCAAAATAGGGGACTTCCGCGCCGCCCTTGCCCTTGATTGCAAACACGCGGCGCGCCGTCCGTTCCTTACAGAATCGGTAAACGTTCGTCGTGAAGTGTCCGCCGGAATCGACGCAAGCGCAAATGATTTTCAGCCGCCGCCCGTCTGCCGTGGTGAACGTCTGCGAAAGAAACGCGTCCAGTTCATTCCATACCGGCTGGCGTTTCAGGTCGCCGTAAATAACCTGATACCGAATACCCCAGCTTTCTTTGTCCGTACCCCATCCGACAACCTCAATTTCAAATCGGTCGTCTTGCACGTCAACGCCTGCGGTCAGCACCAGCATTTCCTCCGGGACCTCTCACCCGTATTCTTCCCGCCGGTCGTAAAGATCGTCGGTGTCAATCTGCTGGCCCTCTTCCTCCCACGTTTCCCCCATTTCGGTATTGGTCCACGCTTTCAGAAGTTCGATATTGCCTTTTTTCTTCTCTTCGTTCGCGGTTAGAAACTTCTCGACGATCTCCCGCCATTCCACAAACAGAGACGCAAGGGCGTTCAGGTGAAAGCACCGAACCTTTCGATCAGGGTATTTCGCAACGAATTTCCCTTTCTGCGATTTCTCTTTCCACTCGATTTCACTTGAAATCTTTTTGCAGGCCGGGCAATAATGCCCGATTTCGTCAAGGTTGTTCTTATCAAACCGGATATTGCCCCATGTCAGCGGCGTAAAGGCCCCGCATACCGGACAAGGTACGTTCCATTCTTCCTGCGTGCTATGCTCAAATTCAACCGCGATTCTCGATGTTTCCTTGATCGTCGGCGTGCTTACGCAAACCTCTTTTTTATTCCAGAACGTTGCAAGCCGCTTTCCCGCAAGTAAGAGGGGGTCGCCCTCATTGCCTGCGGTCGCCGGGTATCGGTCAATTTCGTCCGCAAGCAGAATCCGAATCGGACGGGAAGCAAGAGACGACGGGGAATTCGCGCCCACCATCGTGACATGACCGCCGGGGAAAATCTTTTGCAAGATCGTGTTTCCGCTGT